CCCTGCTACAGTTAAATCGTAACAAAAGGAAAAGTAAAACACTACCTCCGAAGCCGGGCCTTGCGCGCACCAGCACACAAACCAACAAAACCACAAACTCTCACAAAGAAGCCAGGACCTCGCCCACCACGTACAGGTTGTAACACCTTGCATTGTTGTCCAGTGGGAGGTTCACAAACTGCCCGTCGCTCCCACGAACTCGAAGAGGCATAAGGCGGCAGCGCATACTGAACTTCGGGGCGCCTCCGATCAAAGGGATCGGCTTGATCTGCCGCTGGTTTCCGTAGGTCCAATCCGCGTCCAGTGATAGCGGCTCCACGAAGCCGGAACGGTGACGAGGACCCATCACTATATTGCGGGCTGTCGGGAAGTCGCTCATCTCCTTCCAGCTTGAGGGATACGCCTCCACACTGGGGATCCATGCCACGCGGCCACTCAAAAGGGTAATCGAAGCGTCCTGGGTTGGGATCAACTCCACTGACAAGCTCTTCCAATGAACGACTGGCAAGAATCGAATGAAATCCTTGAGGCGCTTCTCCGACAATGGGTCGCCCTGTATGTTGATGATGGGGTCGGCCACTGTGGCTGTGGGAGCCAGGTAGTTTATGCTCGCCAAGTGCAGATTGAACCTTCGCTGGAGCGGGTTGAAGGTCTGACCCAACAACTGAGAGGAGACTGAGTGGGTGCTTTGCTGGCTCGCTGACACCTGGGGAGCAGATGAGGCTACGATCGATGAGGTCTGGGCTAGCTGCTGGTCTGTCATTTCGTAAGATATCTCCTGATTCAATAATAATATCAAACATAAATAAACAATCAAACAAATCCTTCAAACTTAACTTTAAACCCCCTTAAACAAACCTAGGAAAGAAATGTCAAATTAATTAAGAAACCAAATAACGCTCCGACACTTGCTCAAAACTCTCACAACCTAAAACCTTCAAAACTGACACCTGAAACCGGAAAACTCTGCCAAGCGCACGTCGCTGTCCCTTCGAAAAATCCAGGGCGTCCACATCCATCTGCCGCAACTGAACACCTGTCCCGAGTAGCATCGAAGCCAGATTGACCGGGTCTACCTCTGAGCCAAATATTGACTGAGCCCAGTGGTAAGTCTGGTGGTAATACTCAATCAGCCAGCCAAGGCACTCCAACTCAGTCCATGAGCACAACTCAATTAGCCTGTCTCCAAGTCTGTAGGCGCTGTAAGCCTCGCCGGCGTACGACAGGTCCACTAGGTGCTGAGTTCCTTGGTCGAGATGGTACATCGTCTTAAGAGCCAGGAGTCTTGGGTTACGATACGCGCCATGTGAGGTGACATAGTATCCGCAGAAGCTGGGCCTGATGGTGTACTCCACCTTGGCTACGGTCAAGAAGTGCTTTCGAATACTAAGCCAGAGAGGTGAGAGGACGAGCCGTCTGTTTGCACTCATGTCGTCGCCACCTACGGCTAATGGAACACCCCGAGGCAAGTTGTACATGAGGATGGTCAGGGCTAAGTTGTAGTAGGTGTTGAAATCATAGGTGCCTGGCTCGCCCGTGTCTCGCCCCGTTTGCTTGAGTCCGATGACGGAAGAGATAATGTGCGTCTTCCAAAACAAGTAGAGCTCGGGCAGAGTGCGGCAATCGCTCATGAACTGATCGAACAAAGCGATATGTGCCCGATCGAGTCCAAACTGGAACATCAGCTTCAGCTCAATTCCCAGGCTGTCACCACGCTGAGTGGAGTCAAAGTTCTCCAAATCGCTCTCGGTGCTCTCCTGATCGACCCAGTGCTCGCGTGCCCACCTGTCAAAATCATCAGCCGTTTTCTCGCAGTTGCAGTACAGCTCAGCGGGGAACTTATGCATGACCTTGCAGCGAAGGTAACGGACCATCGGGCCAAAAAGCAGAATCACGGAGTCGTGGCATGTGGCTAGGCTCTGGCCGGCCTTGGCAGGCTTGCCCAAAGTCTCGAGTTTGGCCTTGAGTTGCGACTTCACGAAGTGGTCAACGAAGTTGAACTTCCAAAACGGATCTCCGCGCTTGGTGTTGTTTAACAATGTTTGCTGAGTCTTGGTCGTTAGCTTGCGGAACTCAGTCTCGAAAATGCATTGCTCAAATAACTCAAGATCAAGCTTCTCGGGAAATTTTGGGAAGTCCAAATAACCGGCCAAGTGATCGAACAAAATCTGGGCCTTCCAGTCAGAGCTGTGAAGGTCCTCCAGGTTGTCATCGACCGTACCAGGGGAAAGCCGCTTCTTGATGGTGACAGGGAAAAGTACTGGGTCGGTGCCTCTCTGATTTGGGAATAGCTGTTCTGTTGGCATTCCTGAGGGATTGTACCTCTCAGGGAAACAGCTAGTCATTCCAGCGTCAGTAAGAACCTCGCGTTGCTCTCTGTAAGTCAACCCATCCAACGCCTGATCTAAGATTCTGGCGGGGTCAGCCCTTGGCAAATGTGTACGCTCAATGAACCTGGGCTCGTCGCGCTCGAGTGGCTTGCAACTTGGCTCCATCACATAAGTCTCCTTGTTAAGCAAGACCTCTAGTGTGGGCGGGGCGCGGTCAGTCCAACAAGGCTCAGTAGTTGCCTGTCCATTGGCGCGAGTGACGCTGGATGCCGACGAAAGTGCCTGCCGCATGTTTCGTATGCGAAGGGTCTTGCTGTGCTTAGCCGCACGCTTCGCTGAAGTGTCGGCAAACTTTTTCGGGTCCATGTAGACTAGGTTAAAGGCGGCGAGCTGTCTGTTAAACAGGGCCTTGAAGTCTATTGGTCCGGTGAGGCCCATGACAGCCTTGACGTCAGCTCGTGTGTTCAATAAGCTCAGGTAACCTGGTCCATATGACTCGACCAGAATTAAGTGATGAGTTACCCGTCCCACTGCGCTATAGAAGTCTCCGGCCGTTTGCTGCTGCAACATGGTTGATGTCACCATTATCTGGGCCGTGTGGTAAGTTGCGCCCTGGGATCCACCGACGTTGCGAGCATTGTTGCCTTGGAAGTTCAGGTTACCCGTTTCGCCGTTCGTAGCTGCAATGATCGGGTACCTGCTATCCACCTGCGTGGTGCGAGATACTCGTCCCTTAACTGGGCTCGTCGTTGGGATTCCATATGCATCAGCGATGACCTTTGGAGACCTGTGTGTCCAGAAGCAGTAGTCACCTCCCAGGCGAGCGAAACAACGCTCTGCCTCGTTAGTGAGCTCATTCAAACAGCTGTCCGCATTCGGGTTGTTGAACCGACTTTGAACAGTGTCGCCAAGGAGGATGACGTGGGAGATGCTGGGCTTCAGGATGCAAAACAAGTCGACATAGCCTGGGGGAAACAGCGAAAGCTCATCAATGATTAGGACCCTGGCTGTGCGGGTGAGGGCCTGCTCGAAAGTATTCAAGGCGTAGCCGCCTCGGTTAAGCTGCAGGTCGTCGGCCCAATCTTGTCGGATCAGCTGTCTAGGTGCTGACATCAGCCATATGCCCTTGCAAGCCTGCCAAGCTCGGTTCTCCTTGAGGTACTCCTTGAGAGGGGCGGACTTGCCGCAACCAGCGCAACCAGTGATTCCGCGCATGCTCACCACTCTTGGGGTGAAATGCTCGTGCACCGCATCCATAGTCTGGGTGAAGTTTTGCTCATAACGCTTGCCCTCTAACTTTTTGATTGTGCCAAAGGTGTCATTCTTGAACTCACGAACCAGCTGCTTGCAGCTCTGCTTATCCAGGGTAACGTCCTGCCAGTTTCCTAAGATGGGCTCGTCATGCTCACTCAGGAAGCCATCTAGCTCGTCGAGGAATCGTGTGAGCAGTGGGTTGGGGGCGACGCGCTCCTCTGCCAAGCCCTTCAGTTTTACCGGGGCGGCACCAGTGAACTCCCAATGCGGTATGCCATTCTTTTCAGTGAGCGTGAAAACATACTGCTCTCCAGTCTTGAGTCCGGCGTACTTTGGCACTCCTGTCAGCTCGGTCCGGAGTTGCGCGCCGAAGCCCAAAAGCAATCCAGCTGCATGAATCGAACGTTCATCGAGTCCAGGGGAAGGGAGTAAGTCAACTGTGGCACACTGTGGCAGTATCGCGCAAATGGTTGACCACACTAAGCTAGTCTGCAACCCGGTTGCCTTAGCGATGGCATTGACGAGGCAGGTGTTAGGCGTGGCCCCAACCTGAGTATTGCCGCGGTTGATCACGTAATTTGAATGCTTGGGGCTGTGGACCATGTGCTCCTTGATTGTGGTGCATTCATGAATGAAGCAACGCTGATCCAATTGCACCGTGTTCTGGTGCAGTTGAGCAATGACCGGATCCGCTAAACACTGGTGACACCTTGAATTGCCGGTTGCCTCCCAGTGGTTCTTGCCTCCAACGCACCGCTTCCAGGTTCGCCCGGGCCAATCCTGTTCCTCATCGTGCTCCTTGCAATTGCACAGAGGGTGGTCCAGAGTGCCTGTGTGCCCCAACCCGCGGAAATTACGAGTGGCCACCTCTCGATCGGAGAATGACTCCTGATGATCGTGGTGAGCCACCTCTATCTCGCTGTCAGGTGCTGCAGAGGTGGTGGAGTCGTTGTCATCTGGTCTGCCGGGTCGTGTGCCTGCTGCCCAACGTTTAATGCTGGCTTCACTGCTGGTGTCTGAGCCAATGGAGAAAGCGGGATCCTCAGCAACCGTGTAGCGCCGCGTGTGCTCCTCCCTGGGAACGCATGCTGGGACTAATTGTTGCCTGACTACGCCTCTGGGATGGCCGGTGGCATCTGGCCTGGTTAGTGCTTCAACCTTCGCTAAGGCGCCTTGACTGCGCTGAAACTCAGCCTCTATGAGTTGTCCTTGCTCGATGGCGATGCAACACTCCCACGGGCGACCTCTCTCCCGATCCAGTTGTTGCAGGTGATGTGTAGGACAAACCTGGCACGCGTCGCAAACTCGTCTTGGACTAGTAACCCCACACTCCTCACAGCGCTTAAACATGAAGAAAGACATGTTGATTGGGCAATCTGTGATGGTGAATGGGTTTGTGTCGTCAGCCGGGTCAAAGTGGACCTTGATGTCTCGAGCGCGGTAGGTGAGCTGGAACCTAGGCATCAGTACCTGGGTCTGCAACTTAAGCTCTCTCCGTTCCAGAAACTTGGTGGCATAGGCAGCTGCGTAGGCCACGCCAACCACAGCCGTGAACGTCGCGACTACTGGAGCTGGGGCTAGCAAGTAGAAGGCGGTCTTCCCAAGCGTTAGTCCTAACTCAGTCCAATTTGCGGCATTGGCCACCTCATAAACTGACAGTGCTGAGCTGATGAGTTTCCAGGGGAGTCCAAACAAAGCAGGCAAGATGGTAGAAGCGAGTCTGTACGCGACGGCCCAGGGTCCAGGGAGGTTGCAGCTCTGAACGGTGGTCAAAATGTAGCGCCAGATGCACGCCGCAATGCCACTGTCAAACTCATTACCAAGGGGAACGTCAGCGTTCACAATTCCAACGGCTATCACGCTCTCCAAAAGCAAGCGCCAAACCTCAGGTCGAATGTATGCGTACTTTGGTGAGGCTCGAAGGTTTCGAATCTTGAGTGCCACATCCTGGGCGGAGCGCTTGTTGACGTTGCTTGCTGCGTAATACCAGTACAGGTTGTTGTACAGTTCGCGCGGGATGAGTTGTTCGCCTGCCTCTGGACAATGCGACCTTTGGTTGAGCCATGGCTGGGGGATGTGCATCAAATCTCGAGAATCACAAGTCCACACCTTGCGGGATACCTGCACCGCATGTCGTGAGGTCACAGCCAAGTGATGTGTAAGGCTGGAATGTAGAGGTTCATGGTGCAAGTAAAACTCCTGGTGCGGCGTGATGACCGAGATGTTCCTAGCCTCGAACAGCCAATCGCAATTCTTGGGTTGCTCGTACGACCCCTGATCCGTGCCCTCCATCTTGTAGATGACCTGATCACCCTCGTACTGTAGCTGGTAGTACTCGGGGTAAATGCTGCTTAGTCCCTGAGCGCTCTCTGGGGCGTAAACAAAAGCTGAGTACACGCGCTGAACAGATGGGTACTTGGCGAATATTGCGGCAACATTAACTGGGTTCAAGTACTGCCCGACATCCCACAGGAGGATCGCTGACTCAGTAAGGATTGTTGGTAGCTGGCACTGACCATACCGACTCCAGTCTTTGTGATCCAACACAACATTGTGGTAAGACTTGAATTGGTTGTGTAGTGCGCTAAGAGCCTTAAATTTGCTATCCTTTGTAAAGAACACGGCGACGCTGTCTTTGGCCAAGTAAGGAGGGTAAACATTGCGATATGCGTTGGTCTCCATGGTCTTGTGAGCAGCGTGTGCATGTGCCACAGTGCCTTGACTGGTAACGTTAACGCCTTGTCCCTCAAGAAGTTCAGTTAGGGCTAGTGGCACGTCCAAGTAACCTAAGATCTTCTCCTCATCCAAACGAGTCATGATGGGGTTAACAATTTCCTGCATGACCGCGTCGGCGTGAATGGTGCCCTTGAGAGTGGCCAATGCGGTGCGAGTGCCTCCCAGACCGATTTGTCGTTCGAGCTCCCAAGTACCAGTTAGGATGTCACGGGCGGTGAACCAATCGGGCAGGCCGAAAGGGAATGGGTCGTCGAAACTTCGCCAAATGTCAGCCAAATGATAGTCGTGGTCATCCTGTCGCGTGATTTTAACAAACTGCGAGAGGAAGGATTCACGAAACATGTCGTTGTCCGGGTAGTGGTGGTCCACATAGGCTTGTAATTTATTAATGAAGCCCTTCATGGTCATGCTCGCCTCGGGATGCTCGTCCAACGGCATGATTTGCTTCCAACAATCACCGGGACCGCCGATGACAGTTGGCACTGATGTGTCCCTGAATGGGTAGTGGGTCCGTTCCAGGGGTGTAAGGTGTGGGGGAGGAGTGAATGCGGAGCCGTCTCCTCTGCCACCGCACCGCAAGATGAGATCTTGGCTGCATGGCTTATTGAGGAGTCGAGCGAGCATTCTGCACTCGAACCTTGGGTTGATGAAGGGACCCTTAGCCCTCTTCATTTGCGAGTTTTTCCTGCTGGTCGCAACAGCTGGGTTTTTGTAATCCGAATACTCATAATCGGTGTAGGAAGTCTCCTCGAAATCGGGGAGGAGGGGGAAATATTGACCTCCCAGCACAGGTGGGGTGTGGAGCATCTTAAGGCTTTGGCCGTTGCCCATTTGGGCGGTGGCGCTTTAAGATGAGTAGGTG